CATTCACCTCTGTGACAAACGATAGTTACGAGTTGTATCGCAGAACATGGAGTGGTATCCGAACGCCGGGTTTTGCCAAGTTGAGGAAATCACAGTATCCGGTTAACCCGCATACTGTGGCGATTACTGTCGTGAAATCGAATGTTCTTGATGATTCCTCCTTCGTAACTGAGCACGATAGTGGTCAGCCCGGAGGGGCTCTCTTTCAAGAATTTACGAAGTTCACCACCCAGTACTCGGCACCCGCAGTGCTAGCGGTACCACTTTCGCTAGCACGAACCAAAGCTATCAAGTCCTTAACTGAGAAAGCCGAGGGTGATATGGCAGCTAATATCGCCCAAGACTGTGCTCAGATAGGTCAGACAGTGGCTCTTATCGCCAATACGGCGGGTCGGATCCATAAGTCTGTCGCGAGTTTGCGCCGGGGGAACATTCCTGGTGCTCTTAGCGCTCTTGCTAGCAGTCATATCCCACGTGTCAAGGGTAAAGGTCCCTCTGCTGCTAAAACTATAGCCATTAATTGGCTAGAGCTTCAGTATGCGTGGAAACCTTTACTTCAAGACATTGATGGAGCTATGAGAGCACTTGCAAAGTTAAACCATGCAAGTGATCAGGTTCGCCGGGTCACGGCGTCTGGCACGAGTCAAGACCAAACAGAGGCTCCCATTCCTTTCTTTCATGACGGAAGTAAGGTCGCCGGTAAACACACAGTGTTTACCGAAACGTCCTGTCGTTACGCCATGAGGTATCGGATTGATAGCCATCTGCAGTCTTTCTTGGGTCAGACGGGTTTTACAAATCCCATCAATCTTGGATGGGAAATACTGCCGTTCTCTTTTGTTGTGGACTGGTTCATCCCCATCGGCCCCTACTTGGAGAGTTTATCCTCCTTTGCAGGGATGTCCTTTGTTGATGGATCAGAAACCATGTTCACTAGAGAATCGGTAAATTCTGCCGTTAACATTTCAACCGTAAGTTTTGGCCAATTCCTATTGAGTGGCGGCTCGTTCCAGAGAGACTCGATTTTACTTAGTCGGACGAAGCTTGTTAGCTTCCCCGGCCAGGCATTTCCGAGTATCTTTAAGAACGGTTTAGCCTCTACCACTCATGCGGCAAACGCCATCGCTCTGATGAAGAGCGTCTTCGGTTGACGTGCAAGACTAGCGGCTTCTTCTTTTCGACTTAGAAGGAAACACACATGTCCGCACTAGCGGCAGTGAAGCTGTCCGGCATCATCGATCATACGCTGGCACGTTTAACGACCAGCGCGACCGTTGGTGTCGATACCACGCTTAACCCCGAAGGGATCAATCCCCAAGGTGTCGCGAGGTGGGTTGACCGGAGTGGCGGAATCGCCATCGGTTACCCGGCCCTCTCCATGTCGGTGCGTCCGCCTACCAAGGCGAGCCGCATCTTCAAGGTGATGGCAAAGCTTGTTCTCCCGACTTTGGAGCAGACGTCCGCCTCGACGATGTCCGGCATTCAGCCGGCTCCGACGAAAGCGTACGATTGCACCGCAGTCATGGAGTTCATGCTGCCGGAGCGCTCCACGTTAGCTGAAAGACAACGTCTTTTCAGCTGCGCGGCTGCGCTCTTCACACGTCTGATCAACGCCTCCGACGGTACCCCGACAGATTCGTCAGGGTCTCCGCTCGAAGTCGCTGTGACGACGTTCGAAAACGTGTACTAAGTCGTACACGTTCGTTGGCCTTACGGCCTTCACAGCATAAACTTCGGAGAACTACCATGTCTTCTAAGAAGCAAGGTGGAAGATACCTTAAAGGTATCTCAAGCTTCCGCGTCACCAAGGAGTTTGACTCCCTGGTAGTTGCGGAGTACTTATCTGCTCTCGATTGTCCTCGAGCTCTGATGGTTGCCATACTCTTCCGCGAGGGAGAGCATGATCAGCTATCTAAGCTTGAATTCAATCCGGTCAACTACAGTTCTGTGGCTGACTGTCGAGATGCTTACGCAGCAACTAAGTTCTTGTCAAAGTATAAGGGATTAACCCTTACAAATGACTTGGACGAGGTCGCTTTGGCAAAGTTTCAAGAATTTGAAGCTTTGTGTAAGCAAACTAATGTTCGTTTCAAGTCCTTACGATACGACAGGCATACCGCCGGCCGTATCGTCTGGCTGCATTCTGCAGTCATTCGTAAAATCGAAAGGATTCTTGGCGACTTTAGCGCAGACGAGTTCTTCGCAGCTCCTGACTGGGGGCCTGGCGCTTCCACGTTGATCAAACGTAGAGATGCCAGTCCAGTCAAAAAGTTCCAGTATGAAACTGGAATAACGCGTGATCTGTACGACCTTGTTCCCCTGACTATGCTTTCTGAGGTTTATCCTCAGTGGGCATATCGGTTAAGTCTGTCGGGTTTTCCAACCTTCCAGACCGGGAATAAGGTGATCACTGTACCTAAAGATGCCTCTACGAATCGAGTTATCGCCGTTGAGCCTGGAATCAATCTTTGGTTCCAGAAGTCGATTGGCGAAATGATTCAAAGAAGGCTATTTAGGTGTGGCATTGACTTGCGCTTTCAGTCGAGGAATCAAAAGTTAGCTTATCTTGGTAGTTTAACTAACAAGATTGCTTCTATTGATCTCTCTTCTGCAAGTGATTCCATAGCGTTATCCGTCGTTGAGGAATTACTTCCCCCGCGATGGTTCCACCTTATGGATGCTTGTCGAAGCCATTTTGGCACTCTTAACGGTCGAACTGTTAAGTGGGAGAAGTTCTCCAGTATGGGGAACGGCTTCACCTTTCAGCTCGAGTCTTTGATATTCTATGCAGTTGCTGCTTGCTGCGCAGAATATCTTCACATCAGCTCTGCTGATGTAAGCGCTTACGGGGACGATGTTCTGCTCCCGTCAGTCTGTTACGAGATCTTCCGAGAAGTTATTGAGTTCTATGGCTTCCGATTAAACGGTAAAAAGAGTCATTATGACTCGCCGTTTCGCGAAAGCTGTGGAGCCCATTATTTCTCAGGAGTAGACGT